ATTGTGACTCTAATGACTCTTTCAACTCAGGAGTAAAAACTTTTTCATCAAGAGATTCAAAAAGTTTTTGTAAATTCATTTTACTCTCCTATGTTTTTACCTATTTATATTGTTTCGATGAATTAAATGCATTCAAAAGATCAGCAAATCTTGATTTTATTGCTGCATTAACATCTTCTTTATTGAATAGTTCGCATTCTGATTTACAATCAGATTCTGATAATGGAACTATATTTCCAAAATTATCTAATCCAAAAGATAATTCTTCAATTATTCCCTCATTTAACTGATAATTCTCAATTAAACCATTCATTGTTGCACTATAATCACTCGGTGCCGAAACAATATCGTATGTTACTAATTTAAAATTCTCAACTATTCCATTCTTAACAGAACCAACTCCCCGTGAAGATACAGATATTTTGATTCCATTATCTATAAGTGATTTTAATTGATTAGCTTTTGGATTATCTAACAGAATGGCTTCACCGATTACATGTCGATCTTTGATTTGTAATTTTGTTATTTTTGCAACAGCTTCCATCGGATCGACATTTGTTCTTGCTGGATGTTCCCATTCCATCAGTGTATTAATGGAACCAGATGAAAAATTCTCTTGGTATTTTGTTATTTCGGTTTCCCAAAGTTCTCTAGGATAGATTCTTCCGTTTCTATTTTTCTCGCCAATAGTACTGAAGGTGCCTTTAATCATATATTTTTTAGAGGTAACCCCAGTTGATTCATTTATTTCTTCTTTAATAATGAATTCTGGCTGAGAATCAAGATCGTACATTAATCTCATTATTTTTCACCTATCGAATCTATTGAATTTATTTCAGCAAATTTTGATTTTAACTCTTGTATCTCAAGAAGTTCTTTTGAATATTCTTTATATACTTCGTTACTTGCTAATTTATTTTTCAATTCAGATTTAATTGATGTTGAAAATTCAGAATATTTTGAATTTGTAGCTAAATCAATTATATTGTTATCTAACATTTATTTACTCATTTTTATCAACTATTACATGATTAATAATCATGTAGCTTGTTTATTCTTGTAGCGAACTGATATAATACAAGAAATTGTTTCATAATTATTATTTATATTGATCCGAAAATATTTTTACTATTAAGGTTTTCTAGCATTCTTTGCACTTTTGGAACTAGCCATCCTAAATAATTGAGCGGCTGAGTATTTTCCTTTTGTGAATGTTTCAGTTCTTAGTAATGCAATTTCAACTAATCTTTCGGGTGGAATTACAACACCATTAGATGCAAATCTTTTATTTATGTACATTCTTATACACGGAGCATATCCAAATGATTTTAACATCGGCTTCAATTGTGCATAATCAAATTGAAGTTTCTTACCTTTTTGAATATTATTCCTATTGATCTGTATTATATGAAATATCAAATCTAGTCTCATTTTCGGAAGAATCCAATGAAAATTCAGCCCTAAAGTATGTGTACTATTTCGTTTAAAAATCAAAAATAAAGGTGTTCTATCATAGGTAGCTTCTTTATTCTTTGCATCATATAATGTAAATAAAAGATTACCTGGAATCATATCGGTAGACTTTAACTTCTTTTTTTCTTTAAGAAGAGCTGTCACCTTTTGATATGATTGCTCAGGAGTAAGTTCTTTTATTTTTTTTGACATCGTATTCCGAAATCAATAATGATAACAATCTAAATTATTCAACAACCCAATCGGTGAAACTAAATGTTACATCAAATTCCATAGCAGTGTCTTGTTGGTCATCACCGAGTGTGACTTCACCAACCTCTTGAACAAATGCATTATGGAATACATATTTTGCTGTTGATTTACCTTCAGAATTTAATTGCTCAACCGTTAGGTCAGTCATTACAATACCTGGTTCAGTACTATGTACATTATTCTGGAAATCATCAGCAGCTTTCATCCAGGCTATCATAGCCTTACGGATAGCATGATCTTCTGTCTGATAGAAAGTCAAAGTCCATGTGTTAGTATAAGATGTATCACCAGGAATAACTAATTTTCTTCCTTGATTGAATACCTCAATCTGTCCAATTGTTACGCTCGGAAAGCTAGATGCCTTACAAAGAACATCTAAATTTTTTGATTCTATACTGCTCTTAACGGCTGATGGTACAGAAAAAGTAATTTGATATTTATTTGGTCTTGCGGCAGCACCAATTGCTGCTTTAAGCTCATTTATTTTATTAGTAGCCATTTAATTTATTTCTCCTTAACTGTTTTACTGTTTTTTAACAGTTCTGTTTGTTCTATTTAATTATTTTCTAATTGTTTTAACTATTTTTAATAATTCTATTTATTCATTTAATTCATTTAACTCATTTAACTAACCAAATTCATAATATTATGGATCGTAAAATGTATCTGAAGCACCTTGTTTTGGTTCATTATCTTGAGGCAATGATTTACTAAGTGCATTAAAATCAAGTATTGTTGAATTAAAGTTATTTCCTAAGAATACATCATTCCGATTAGTATTAGTATTAAGATCAAACGATTCCTTGATAATTTCAGGTTCTTTCCCATGTAATGGTAAAAATTCACTAAATGCAAAGGTAACACTGAATTCTGATAATGTATTCTCATCACCATCTTCTAGAGTTACTATACCAACAGATTTAGGAAATGCATTCTGCAATTTATACCCGTACACGGGATTATTTTTTCTATCCATTTGCCAGATATTGATATCTAACTGGTACCTGCATGATTTGTCACCTGGGAACTTACTAGCGAAGTTTTGGATTCTATTTGAAATATCAATCTCATAACTTCCCTCTGGATGCATTGGGTTAGGTCTAGAATCATCAACCAACGCTAACCATGTGTCAAACATTTGTCTGATTTCCATTTTAGAATCATCTACTATGGAAATCTCATATTCTGATATATAATCGGTTTCGCCTCTAACTACATATCTTCTACCCTTATGCCACATTTCTGTTACATTTATATTCCGTTCTGGTAATCCAGCACTTTGACAAAGAACATTCATCATAGAACCATTTATCAACGGAACGGGTAACTCTAACATGTACCTGTTTTTTCTTAGTCCTAAACCAGGACCAAGATGTTTCTTTAAATCATTAATTGATATTGTCATTTGTTAATCATGCTAAGTAAGAATACTCATCTCCAAATACATTCTTATTTGTTATACTAGTTCCAGCATTTGTTGCTGGGGCCATAGCAAAAACATCTCCAAATGGATTTGAATTAGCATCAAAAATTACGCCCTTTTCTTTGAGCATTTCCTTGTATTCCTTATCCATAGATTTAGGAACCGGTATTGTATCACTAGGTTTCTGAACTATATCATTAATATAACTGCCATTCGATTTAGAAATAACTACAGTATTGAAATGAGTATAAGAAAATTCTACTGTGAACTCTAATATTTCTCCTACTGACGAATAATCGAGATCTACTGACGAAACACTCTTAGGAAAACAATTATATAATTCATAAAGAACAGTTTGACTAGATCCCCAAAAATCTAATTGCGCTATTTTTAATGTTCCTGAATAACCTAAAAAATTATTGTTTTCTTGAGCAATCTGCACAGGACCAGATACAGGTTTTATATTATGTCTTTGATCTAAACTTTCAATCCAATCTTCAAATGCTTTTTTCAAAGAATGATCCTCCGTTAAATAAAATGTACACGACCAAGTATTATCATACTTAGTTTGACCTTTTATTGGTATAGATCTACCCTTGAATTTCAAATCTATAGTATCATGCGTTTTTCCTGGAAATTGAGATGTTTTAACATGAGCAAATATCTCATTTTCAGCATTGAACAATGAAGTATTGCTGAAATTTATAATACAATCGAATTTTGCACTCCTGGCAGCATTCCCGAGCGTATTATTCAGTAAATTTTGGATAATAGATGACATTTCAACTACTGCACGACTAAAAATTGTGTAACTTGCTCACTCCGACTATACAGTCGAAGGTTCTACTCAGAAGAACTTGAAATTCATCTGTTTGATAAATTCTGTATTTGTAAGCAAGAAATTGTTTCATATTTAATGGGTATCCACTTCACGCACGCTACCGACGGCAGGAGCCCTCTCAGAATTCGCACTGAACATGGTTGTTCGGCTTCGATTTTCTTGGTTCAACGTGTGTCAAAGGGATATCCATTTTTTATTTATATTTTTTAAATGAACACAATCTTTTTTATTAAACACGGTTAGTTCTAAATCGTGTCAATATAAATAAAATTAAGAACTTGAATTACTTGTTCACAAGTTCAGGTTAACAACAAGGAAGCAATGTGATAATAGGCAATCATAATGAAGTTATAGGAATGAAGATTACATCAGTAATCAGTTCAATAGACTTTACACATTATGATGATCGAACTTTAACTTGTTACAATTCAACTATAGAAATAGATACTGAATATCTATTCTCATCAATTCATTCTCAAGCTCCTTAAAAAGGAAATTTGAGACGATTCCAGATTAGATCACAAGTTTAATTTGGGATTTTGGAATTTTTAAAATATAAATATAAAAATAATTTTAACAAGAGGACTATATGGAAAAAATTAATATAGATCAACTTCCGGAAACAAATGTCGATTGGTATGCTGATGGGGAACGAGCAAATGCTCTTGTTCTGAACAGACCAATTAAACAAATAGCTGGAATTTATAATACATTTGCAGACCAATTCAATGCAGCTATTACGTTGAATAATGGCACAGCTTCATTTACAAATGCACCAAATTTAAGTTTAGATGCATCTAAGATTGTATCTGGTGTAATTGATGCTGCTAGATTACCATCATATGTTGATGATGTTCTTGAATTCGCAAATTTAGCTGGATTTCCTGGAACAGGAGAGTCTGGCAAGATTTATATAGCATTAGATTCAAATAATACATATAGATGGAGTGGTTCTGGTTATATAGAGATCAGCACAGGTGGAATGGCATATGTCCGCAAGACATCTAACTATACAGCTGTTAAGAATCAAAGAATTATTGCTGATACAACTGGTGGCACTTTCACAATCACTCTTCCTGCCACTCCTGGCATTGGTGATACAGTAGTTATTGCTGATGGGGGGAACTGGGGAACCACCAGTCTTACAGTTAATAGAAACGGCTCAACCATTGAAGGTGATGCCGAAGATATGACCCTAAATATCGGCGGTGTCTCTGCCCAGTTTACCTATGACGGAACAACATGGCAGGTATACACGCAAGCTGGTTGGAGCGCAGCCATCGCTGCCAATTCCAATCTCAACCCATTAGGGCGGATGAATCCAAGCACGCTTAACAGCAACGTCATCCTGGCAGCCGGGTACAACGCCGTTTCTGCCGGGCCAATTACCATCGCCGAGGGAGTCGAAATCAATCTTAACGACACCTCTAACTGGACCATTATATAAAGGATAACACAATGAGCAATCTTAACCTTCGCAGCATCACCGGTAAAGACGGCGGACCCGTCATGTTCCCGACTGGCATTTCCATCGGCATTGGCGCACCCGGTGGCGTCAACAACATTGGCACACCCGGCCAGCAA